AATGAACATTGTCCTCGTACACCCTGAGTTTGGTGCCAAAGTTGCTACCAACGAAGCTGAAATCGTCAATGATGAAAAAAACGGCTGGACACGGTACAATCCTGACACACCTGTCGAGGTGGCATCCGAGCCGGTAGTCGAAGCGCCGAAGCGCAAGTACACCCGCAAAGTGACCGATCAACCTGTCGAACAGCCCAACGAAGTCCCATCGTTTTTGACTTCGGCAAGCGACGAATCCGAAGGAACTTGAAATGGCTTATACCGCTGGCGACCAGATCAACCGGGCGCTTCGTCTGCTCGGTATTCTTGCCGAAGGTGAAACAGCGTCAGCGGCTACCAGTCAGGATGCCTTGACTGCAATGAACCAGATGATCGACTCGTGGAACACCGAGCGTCTGTCTGTGTTCTGCACCCAAGACCAAATCTTTTCGTGGCCTGCTGGTGAGATCAAGCGCACCCTTGGCCCAACTGGTGACTTTGTGGGCAACCGCCCAATCCAGCTTGATGACGCCACCTACTTCCGCGCCCCCAGTGGCGTGTCGTATGGCATCAAAATCATCAACCAGGACCAGTACAACGGCATTGCTGTCAAGACATCGACATCGACCTTTCCGCAGGTCATCTGGGTCAACAACACATTCCCCGATGTGGAAATGTACGTATACCCTCGACCCACGCAGGTTCTGGAATGGCACTTCATCTCGGTGCAAGAGTTGACGCAGCCTGCCGTACTGGCAACCGAGTTGTTCTTTCCCCCAGGTTACATGCGGGCGTTTGCCTACAACTTGGCAATGGAGATCGCGCCTGAGTTTGGCGTGGAGCCAAGCCCGCAAGTGCAACGCATCGCCATGACCAGCAAGCGCAATCTGAAGCGCATCAACAACCCATACGATGTGATGTCCATGCCCTACGCATTGGTGTCAAATCGTCAGCGTTTCAACATCTACGCTGGAAACTACTGATGAAGACGCCCATCCTCGGTTCATCCTACGTCACCCGCAGCATCAACGCTGCGGATGCCCGCATGGTCAACCTGTTCCCCGAGGTCATCCCCGAGGGTGGACTAGAGCCTGCGTTTCTGAACCGTGCGCCAGGGCTGCGCCTGCTGGCGTCAATCGGCAACGGTCCAATCCGTGGCCTGTGGGATTTTGCGCCTGACAGCACCACGGCCTTTGTTGTATCGGGCAACCAGTTCTTCAAGATCGACACAAACTACGCTCCCACGTTGCTGGGCACCGTGGCGGGCACTGGCCCCGTAAGCATTGCTGACAACGGAACCCAAGTGTTTATTGCAGCCAACGGGCCAAGCTACATCTACAACAACACGACCAACGTGTTCCAGCAGATCACCGACCCGGACTTTCCCGGCGCGGTGAGTGTGGGCTATCTGGACGGCTACTTTGTGTTCAACGAGCCAAACAGCCAGCGCCTTTGGATCACCAGCCTGCTGGACGGCTTGTCCGTGGACCCGCTGGATTTTGTGAGCGCCGAGGGTGCGCCTGACGACATAACCGCTTTGATCGTTGATCACCGTGAAGTGTGGGTGCTGGGCACCAACTCGGTCGAGGTTTGGTACAACGCCGGTACGGCAGACTTCCCGTTACAGCGCATCCAAGGCGCTTTCAACGAGATTGGCTGCATCTCCCCCTACTCGCTTGCCAAACTCGACAACGGCGTGTTCTGGCTGGGTTCTGACGCCCGTGGCAAGGGCATCGTTTACCGGGCCAACGGCTACACGGGCACCCGCATCTCGACACACGCTGTCGAGTGGCAGATTCAGCAGTACGACGACATCACTGACGCCTTTGGGTACACGTACCAGCAAGACGGTCACGCTTTCTATGTGCTGATTTTCCCATCGGCCAACACCACATGGGTGTATGACGTGGCAACGCAGGCATGGCACGAGAGGGCTGGGTTTGAAAACGGGCAGTTTACCCGTCACCGTAGCAATTGCCAGATGGCGTTCAACAACGAGATCGTTGTCGGTGACTTCCAGACTGGCAACATCTACGCTTTTGATCTTGAGGATTACTCGGACAACGGCCAGATTCAAAAGTGGTATCGCACATGGCGGGCACTGCCTACGGGCCAGAACAACTTCAAGCGTACCGCGCAGCACAGCCTTCAACTCAACTGTGAGGCAGGTGTTGGCCTGAACACTGGGCAGGGCAGCGACCCCCAGGTCATGCTGCGCTGGAGCGATGACGGTGGACACACATGGTCCAACGAGCACTGGACATCTTTGGGTCCAATTGGTGCCTATGGACGCCGTACATTCTGGAGGCGCTTGGGCATGACGCTCAAGCTGCGTGACCGGGTGTACGAGTTGTCAGGCACCGACCCCGTAAAGATCGCCATCACTGGTGCTGAACTTATCCTCAGTCCGACTGCATCGTAATGGCAACCGCACAACTGACCAACATCACGCCTCCTCGGGTTCCTTTGCTGGACCCGAAGACTGGCCTTATCTCGCGTGAGTGGTATCGCTTTTTCTTGAGCCTGTTTGTGCTGACCGGCAGCGGCCAGAACACCGCATCGCTGACCGACTTGCAAGTGGGGCCACCCATGCCCACCCAAGAGGACTTTGGTGAGATCGTCATCAGCATTGATTCGCTCAAGACACAGCCAAGTCAGGAAAGCGCACTTGATCAAATCGCCGAGTTGCAGAAACAGATCGACGGGTTGAAAAAGCAAATTGAGTGCCCTTGCACTGAACTGACAGCCGAGTTGCAGAAACAGATCGAGGGTCTTCAAATGACCCCAGCCCCTCGTGAGTTTGAGCGTTCGCGGTACGGCTCGTTCTACGACACCACGACCCAGACTGCAACAACGATCAACACGGCCAAGGCCATCACGTTCAACAACACCGACTTGAGCCGAGGTGTGTATCTTGGCACCCCGACATCAAGGGTGTACGTGGACACACCGGGCATCTACAACTTTGACACCTCGTTTCAGTTGGACAAGACTACAGGCGGCACAGCCGAGTTCTACTTCTGGTTTCGACTCAACGGCACAGACGTGCCAGACAGCGCCAGCCAGATCAGGATTCAGGGCAACGACGCTGAGATATTTTCGTCACTGAACTACTTTTTTGACCTCAACGCTGGCGACTACGTTGAGATGATGTTTTCAACGACCAGCCTCAGTGTTGAACTTCTTTCCGTGCCTGCGACTGCACCTGTCCCTGGCATCCCGTCTATCATTCTCACAGTCTCAAACAATATCGGGGGTATCCAATGACAGTCACCGTCAAAAACCTTGTGCCATCGAAAGATGTTGCAAACAGCCAGACAACCCAGTACACCGCAACCGGCGTGACCACGATCATCGACAAGTTTACTGCGACCAATTACAGCGCCAGTGCTGCCACGATCTCGGTCAACTTGGTTACCGTGTCGTTCTCCGCTGGCAACAGCAACCTAATCACCAAGACCAAGACGCTTCAGCCGTCCGAGGTCTACACGTTTCCCGAGTTGGTCGGGCAGGTTTTGAACCCTGGCGACTTCATCAGTACAATCGCTGGAACCGCCACCGCCATCAACATGCGCGTCAGCGGACGCGAGGTGACCTGATGCAAATGACAGTGACTTACGGTAAGGGGTTTGAAGCCCCTGCTGTCGTCATGCGTAAGAAAGTGGAGGCGCTTCAATCGGCGCTATTGAAGCTACCGCAAGCAGCTATCGTGACAGAACACATTTTTAAGCCTGGCGTGTACGAGCGCAAGATCACGATCCCGCCGTGGACGATCTTGACTGGTGCAGAGCACAAGACGGATTACAAGGTGCGGCTTGAAGCCGGCAAAATTGCCGTCAACACGGACAATGGGGTTAAGGTTTTGACCGGCCCGTTGGAGTTTGACGCCAAGGCAGGAATGCAACGCGCAGGTCGGGTTTTTGAGGACGAAGTAATTTGGGTCGATGTCTACCCTAACCCTGACGACTGCACTGATCTGGCGGTGCTGGAAGACCGGCTGTACGTGGCGCCCGATTGTGGTCTTGCTGACAGCAGGACTGAGGTGCAAAAAGCCAAAATTGACTACGGCGCTTTTTTGCATCAGATGGGTATGACGCAGGATGAAATGGACAGTATTGTCCACATCGAATATGATTTGATGGACATGCCAGAGGGGGTGTTTACGCAGTTGCGTAAATCGCCAATTCACGGTAAAGGGTTGTTTGCAACCAAAGATTTTGAAGCGGGTGAAGTGGTGTGTCCGGGACGCATTGATGGCAAACGAACGCCTGCCGGTCGGTTTATCAACCACTCACTCAATCCCAACATCACGCCCAAAAAAGTCGGCGATGATATTTATGCGGTTGCAATGCGTAAAATACGGGCAGGTGACGAACTGCTTGTTGATTACAGGGCGTCCATGCGGGTCAATTTTGGCCTTGCGTTAGAAGGAGAATTGTTATGTCTGGATGGGTAGCAGGTGCTATGGTTGTGGGTTCGGTTGTAAGCAGCCGAGCGTCCGGTAAAGCAGCAGACGTTCAAGCTGGTGCAGCAGACCGCGCAGCGGATTTGCAACGTGAACAATTTGAACGACAAGTCGAGTTGCAAGCCCCCTTCCGCGAAGCGGGGGTACGGGCGTTGCCAGAACTTGAGGCAGCGTCTAGGTATACGCCATTTGGCATGGAGCAGTTTCAAGCTGACCCCGGCTATGCCTTCCGCATGTCCGAAGGTATGAAGGGTTTGGAGCGATCTGCTGCGGCCCGTGGTGGTCTGCTGTCGGGCGCGACACTCAAAGGCATCCAACGCTTCGGGCAAGACCTTGGATCGCAAGAATACACGAACGCTTTCAACCGTTACCAAACTGAACGCAACGCGCGTCTAAATCCGTTGCAATCGCTGGCCGGAGTTGGTCAGACATCAACCAATGTGCTGGGCGCTGCGGGTCAATCAATGGCTTCCAATGTTGGCGAAGCAATGGGTGCTGCCGGTCAAGCCCGAGCGTCTGGGTACGTTGGCCAGGCCAACGCTTTGACCGGCGCTTTGGGTCAATACATGAACTACAACCAGCAGCAACAGCAAAACGCGCTGCTTAGTCGGGCGATTGACAACCAAGGTGCTGGACGCGGCGGAAGCGGTGTAGGCGGTGGAGGCGGCATAGGGTACCAAGACCCATACGCACAATTTAGCTACGGCACTAGCGCATAAGGATCAATCATGGCACTTGTTAACCCCAACATCGCACTGGGCGCTCGTTTGCCCGAATTTCAGCCGCGCAACGCACTGGCAGATTTTGCGCAAATTCAACAGATCCAAGGCGGGCGTCAAGCGCAGGAGTTGAACGCCCTTAAGATGCAAGAAGCGCAAGCGGCTATGCAAGAGCGCAACGCGCTGCGCCAGTTGAACCCCACAGCCGAAGATTACGAAAGCCAACTGTTCAGGGTCAGCCCTCAGTTGGGCATCCAATATCGCAAGGAGCGCAGCGCAGCCGAGGCGAGTGCCGCAGCCACAGCAGCAAGCAAGGAATCAGCTAAATCCTCCCAAGCTACCGCTGCTGCGGCCAGAAAGAAAATATTCCAGCAAGCACAGCGCGACATCAGCGGCAGGCCATCTGACGC